TTTTTTTGCTAATACTGTTTCTGCCCAGTATTTTCTTGTTGGTTCTCACAACAACACTCGTAACGCGTAATCTACGTCTGTTACGTCCTCGATTAATTTTATAACTAATCGAACACTGCTGTTGTCCAACATTCCTATGGGAGATATTCCAACGAATCTTGCCTTTTCCAGATGTGGAACATTTATTATGCCACGATACATTCTGAACAGAGCTCTCCCAAACTCATATTTACGGTCGCCTGCCACTTTGACTTCTGACAACCACGTTCTGCGTGTAATTGCCAGCTGTCTCCGCGTCGCGCCCCGTATGCTTCCTACTACCTTATCTCGAGATAGATAGTTACCAAATTGCCTCATTAATACCGAAGCATAGTCTTGAATCCCCGGCATTAGCTCCCCCACGGTTGCTATCCCGGTATCATCACCTTCGATCGATGAATCTTCATATTCTATTCTCTCATCATATTTCCACTCGACTTTACCGTTAAAAGTACATATCGGTCCCCCTACTACGGCATGCGCTTGAATATACCTTCTACACTTAGCCTCGTCTTCACCAAACACTTTAGCCATTCGTCTCACTGTCAGGTCGAGTAACTCTATGGCCTCATTGCCTTTGTCCTTACACCGCTGGGCCACTTCCTCACACCTTGTCACGCTTGCCTTCAGAGCATCGGTCAATCTTACCGGTTCCTGACTCTCTATCCTGGAATGCACCAGCGTAGCTACTCCTCGCGTTAGGTATTGTGCTCCTAGACCCTTTTCCTTATCGACCTTGTGTTCCACTCGAAGAAACTCACCTACCGAGAATACATTACATTTTGCTGTCTGCGCCCGAGCATTAATTCTACTCATCGCCGCGTGTATTCTATTGGCTACCCGAACATTCTTAATTGCCACCAGCACATCATCTCCGTTGTGTACCGAATCAACTACGCCCTGTAAGTCGAGTGCCCCAGCAATCTTGAAGTAGATGTAGTTTAGCGCTGTATTCATGAATGTCGTCAGCCTCCAACCTGATAGAAGAGTTCCTCTCACTTTATATTCTTCCTTGTTCCCCCCTTCATTATTGTGCACAGTTACAGAGTTAATGCTCTCGATCACCCACTCCATTGCTTTTCTCTGCTCCGGATCCATCTGAGATGAAAACACATCATAATAAGCCAATAATACTGCCCTCATACTTGATGTCGAGTGTTGCGCATTGAAGTCATCGAAGTCATAACAAAAGGATTCAGCATCCTTGAGTAAATATTTGAGCCTTTTGTGGACTCTAGTCGCTGCTGCCTCCTCACCCAATGGAAACCTATGTTTAAACACATCTTCGCACCTGAACATAGCATAATTAGTCACGACCGAGCTAGTTAGGTCTACCCCATATATAGCCCTCTGTTTCGCCCACTCATATTTCACGCTAGCCCATGCATGTATCTCAGGTTTCCTCTCGAACAATCTTTCAAGCTCGTATCTTTTCATCGAATTTATAGTAACGAATTTAGTACGATGTCTGTATTCCTTCTTTATCCATGGTTTATCTTCTTCATATTGTGAATGAACACTACCTGTTGGCACCCACTCCCATCGAGAGCCTATATATTTGTCTAGTGTCATTTTACGATATCTAAACCCTTTCTGTTCTCCTTCTAAAAATATCTTTGTGGCATGATCATATACGTCCTGTGGCTTTACCTCGACTACATCAGGTTTCACCCGATGTTCTCTTTCTTTAGACCAATCTATTTTGCCAATTCCTCTATTTACTAAACATGCCATCTCAAACATTTCAGTGAGGTCTATTATCTCTCTATTGTGAAGGCTCTTGAGTGGGGTCGACAACTCCTTCAGTGTATCTGCCAGAGCACCTACATCTTTAGATGCCCATATTTTCCTTGATGACGCAATTATATACGCTACTTGGGGTCTGCAGAATAATATATAAGCCATGAATGTAGCCACTGCCGCTTCAGTTATGCCATTTATCCCTCTAAGCCTCTTTAATAGTAAGGCCATAGCTCTCATCTTCGCTTTATTATGGGATGCTACTTCCCATATCTCTTCAGGTCGGTAGTGTGTATGATGCTCTGCTGTGACCTTCGCCCTGTCAAACTCGCCCACAGTAGGAGGTGCAACTTCCTTAGTGTGTATTATCGATCCTCTATCCACGTCAAATACTCTTCGCAGATACCGCGTGCCGTCAGCGTCTCCGAAATCAAAGTCGTCTACATTACTGTACATCGCTGACACATTACGCCTCACAGTCGGTGACATCAATCTCGCATCCATTGATGTATTTACATAGTGTAAGATAAGATCTTCACATACGATCTGGATACACGGTATGCTTCCTTTCCCTATTCGATGCACTCCAAATCCACAAAAGCTTGAATCATAAATATTCCTACACCTAATGTTACACAGTACATGGGTCGCTTTCTCTCTATCTACAATATTTAAATTATTATTACGTATAGTACACCACACCGGTATATTTTTCCGGGTCAAAGCGCCGGTGTATTGTCGCTTATCATCCCCACATTTTTCAACCTTCGCCCGTTTCGCCTTAGCTCCCTCCGTGCTCAACAAAGTAACACTCTCACTTTCTACTGCTCCTAGCGCCTGATCCCACCATGGCCCTAACTTCCTTCTGCATTGTGGGCATCTTCCTTCGGTGGGGCATTGGGGATCACGCCACCCTGAACAGGAGCCACAAACCGAAAACCCGACTCATCGCGAGTTATGTGTCCTTGAAACCGCTTTATTGTCTCAGAGTTATTCACATTCACCGTCATTTCTCTGACTGCGTTAAAACTCCCTCCATAATCAGCGATGTCCCGCTGCTTCTCCAAGTACGTACGAGAAACCCCTCGCCGAGTCAGTATAAAGGTAAATTCTAGAATCTGTTTGTTAAAGAAACTTCCCGTTATCGGCGGTAGCGACATAAACTGTCTTTCTCTACTCCTCTGTTTATTAATCAAAAACGTTTCGTCTTGACTGTCTGATGCGGGCAATACCGGCCAAACAAAATTCGCATCATTAGGCGAAAAATAATGCATCGGACTTGTCAGTTCTGCTCCCGATCTGAAATCAATGTCGTACCCACATAATCTGTAAAAGTGCGCCGCCAACCAGGCTATATTGGGTCGAACCCTAAAACCTTGCCTGGTGACAGTCCCCAACTCTGGCTTAAGGACCCCTGCCCCAGAAAGCGGTGTGGGGTAGGGAAAGCAGTCGAGAGGCATAAGCAGTACAGGTACCCCGGCCATAGGTATCCACTCTACTATGATGGCTCTAAGAGCAGTCAAATTATTTTGAGTGACTGTCCTCAATGCCACATGCCTTATTGCTGCTTTCTCGATAGGAGATAAATCGTCGTTAGAAACACCAGCTTCAAGTTTTAATTCACCAATTTTTCTATGTAGCTCAATTTCTTTACGTGCTGCTGCCTGTTGCTCTGCTCCCTCGAAATCTGCTTCTGTCATCTCAACCACTGTCTCCGTGGGTACCCCGACAGTCTTTTCTATTGTGACATACCCGTCCAGTCCCTCTTCATCTTCATTTCTAGTTAAAACCTCATAGTCGTGAGGGGAGTCAAACCGTACTCCCAGATTCAAATATATTCCTGGCATGCCGGCCATGGGAAATTCACACCTTGTTGCCTCAGCTACAGCCGCCGATGCAAAGTTAGCTGCTGTGTAAAAAGTCGCTTCTGAATTAAATAAATCACTTGGATCGACCTCGAACGCACGCCGCATTGCTCGGACCGCACACCCAGTCTGTAGTGCTTGTGCCACCAATAAACACATGATGTTCATTTTTTCTATTTTATTCTCAATATAAGCCCATTCGTTTATAGCTCGATGGCTTAGGAGCACAGCCTCATCATCATTGAACATCTCAAGCCTGCCCCTTAATGATGCAAAGGATGGCATGTTTATTTGCCATTTGAACTGCAACCACACGCAAGACTCCGCTGTAGCCGGCACAAACTGATATGCCGTTAAAGTAGTTATATACAACGCAGCTGAAAACTGGTCCATTAACCGATTCTGCGTTACATACGCCTTTAACGCCGCCCAAACTTGCGTCCATTTTGGCACAGCAGGCATCAGACCACCCTCACTTCCCTTTACCCAGTTGACAAGCGGAGATAAGTCTTCTCCACACCTGTACCCTACTTGATCTGTAAGCATCGGGAGGTCGTAGTCCAGCCTCGCTCTGGACCGCCTACTCCATTTCCCCAGCATCATCAACACTATAGATGCTTCAGTATAAGTAAGCCCACGCAAGTCAACCATGTCGTGGTCGTCGTTCGGCACCAGGTCTGTAACTCTGGTGATGTCAGGCACGTTCTCCGGGTCATCACCACATGGCCACGTATTAAAGGTGGCTTCCTCTGTGTACCCGGCTGGCCACCATTGATCCATGTCAATTGACACGTGTCCATCTCTGTAAATGCCCAGTTTACCGTTTAGAGTGTCATTATTGCTGCTCTGTATTTTTAGCAGCATAGCAAACCTAAGCAGGTTGACCAAAAGCGAGACATGGTTATCAGTCCACCTCTGCTTCTGTAGCTTCCCAGCCATCTGAGTAAATTGTGCCGTCGCCATACCTGACACGCTCTTTAATTGATCCGTAATAACCGTGAGGTTTAACGCACCTTCAGGCGTAACACACTTCCTCGATATGCCATCAAGCAACGTGCTAGGGGGTGTGAATTTAGCACTCATTATGCCAGAGGCAGTCATCTTCTGGACTTGCCTCATCTCTCGAGTCGATGTAACTTGCTGGTCATACAGCTTAAGGTAGCCTCCATTGTATGTACAAAAGTTCATGTTCCTGTCCATGATGATCTTCGCTCCCGGGCACTCATGCTCGGGGAAAAACCTCTTCACAAACGTGTCCATGCCGCTTAAAGAAAGTAGAGAGAAGAGAAGGTGAATTAGTCAAGTTCAAGAGGGTTTTTATC